TGTTGTTGACTCTGGCAATGTTAAATTCGTTGACGGTGATGGAAATGTTACCGAACTAAAAAACTGGGCTGAAGGCGAGCGATTCACTGTTTATGGTGATGATACTTATATTGCTGACTTGGCTAGTACATACCTTAATAATAACTACGTGATCATTCCTCAATGGAAGCCAACATCCGCATCAATATCATTTAAAGTTGATATACAGAATGTGACCGGGGATATTCAATGGATACTTATAGGTAATGGCGTTTTCGATAATAACGGAACAAACATTCCTGCATTAGCTGGTGTTTTTTTCTACCCACCTGAGATGGCATTTTATTACATCACAGATAACAAGGGAGGAACTGAATCATTCGATGATCTAAAAGTTAAGATTCAAGATGCTGTGATGGGAGAGCAATTCGTTGCTTTTTCTGTTGGTGATGGTTTTGCATATCCAATAGAAAGCATTGGCTACTCCTCTGATGGATTTAAAAATAACGTACAAGATATGCTGCTTGCTGATATGTCTGGTATTGATAACCGCCTATACAAAATGACGCTTGAAGTTGAACACGATAGCGTTAAACCTACATCAAAAGAGATTAAAAATACCTATTCAGAAACATCAATAAAGAACGGTACATTAACAGAGGGTGGATGGGTATTACTCTCAACAGGAACTGAAACAAAGTCACCTGCAAGTGATTATATATTTGGCGATATCATTGATGTTTGTAGGAATAGATCGCGATATATCATTCTAAACAAAGATCACTTCTTTGTAACAAGCATTAATCCACCACAAGAAAGTGGAACTGGTAAGCCTGGAATTCAAGAGCAGAGACCTGATGAAGTAGCGGCTGTGTATAGCGCTGAGACCAGCATGGATAACAACAAGGCTGTTAAATCTTGGAATAGTTACGTTGTACCTTTTGGTAGAAATACTACAGAGTTTTTCAGTCTTACCGGAGATCCTAACAATATTTACACAAGCAACCAGGGAATGATTTGCCAATGTGGTGTAATCGGAGCTAACGCGGTAACAGAGTATGGAGAAACATTTGTTGGTATTGGTAGCCCTAAGGAAACAGAGTTAGGTATATACATTATTGCTCCCGGTCAATATCAGATAATTTCAGATATTACGGTTAATGATGCATTAAACGAGTACAAAGAGAGTGAATTAGAACACGCATTGATTGAATCAGTTGTGATGGATAATGACGAGTTAATCTATGTTCATCTTCCTAAGCAGACGTTTATGTATTCAACAGCTGCAAAGGCGTGGTCATTACTTAAAACTGGATATGAAAACGATAACTATCGCGGTATAGACATAGTGAATAATCCTGAGCTTGGCTTTACAATAGGTGACACTGTAACAAGTGACGTCGGCCTGTTAGATATGCGAGTATCAAGCCAGTATGGTAAGCCTATAGAGTTCGAGCTATATACTCAATTCTTGCAAATAGGTAACGGTCACACACCAATGGTTCTGGGGCAGTTATCTTTCAATGCCGTTACTGGTTATGAGAACTATGCTAAAAACCTGTGGATTAGTTACACAAGTGACGGCGTAACTTTTTGTAATGAGGTGTTAATTCCTTACAGCGAGAAGTATAATTACACTAACAAGTCATTATTTAATAACCTTGGAATGGCTATGGGGAATATAGGCTTTAAGATTCGAGGTCAAATAACTGGCGGACTTAATATAAGTAACTTCACGGTGAACGGTTTATGAGTGATGCAAACATAAAGTTTGGTGTTAACTGGGCGGACTTTCCGCCTGGTTCTTCTTATGTATTTAAGGACCAATACACAAACCTAACAAATCAGGTTGGTAATCAGGTTTCAGCAATTAACGCCGCTCAGAATGGATTGCAGGAATTAAAAGGCACAGTTGATGCCCAGGGCAATAAGTTAACTAGTGAGATTCAAAACCAAAATCAGAACATTGAACAACTAGGACAGAACCAGCAAAACCTAGAAGAAAAGGTTGGGCAGGCGATAACATCAACAACATTTGCGACGATTGATAAAGGCGGTGTTGTTCTATTATCTGAAAAGATTAACCAGCTAACACCTATTGCTTTAACTGCTTCACCAGCTGCGTATGACCAAGCAGATGACCAAGCAAACAGAGCAGCGATACAAACAGCGATAAATGGTATAATTACATCAATTAACGATCTGATTGTTAAACAGCAAACAGCTAAGCAGATGGAACAATAAAATGCAGATAACAGCTAGAATTAACGGGCTTCCCGCTCATGAGTTAAAGCATGATGAAATGAAAAAAAGCATTGAACTGTATAAGTCAGTCAATGGTGGCGAGTCAGGTCGTGATAACTGCCCTATTGTTCATACATTTGCAGATGGAATCTACTGCAGGCAAATAACTATACCAAAGGGTGTTAGGCTTATTGGAAAGATACATAAAACAGAACATATAAATCAGTTGGTTATAGGTAAAATAAAGGTTATTGATTCCAACGGGGATGAGTCTATAAAAACTGCTCCTTGCATGTGGATTAGTAAAATCGGCGATCAAAAAGCAATTATGGGTATTGAAGATTCAATCTTTCAAACCTTCCATAAAACAGATCTAAAAAATCCTGATGATATCGAAAATGAGATCACGACAATGGATTATGAAGATATTAAGAAACTAGGGGTTAAACCATGAGTTTTGTATCAGCAGCAATCGGTGCAGCAGCTGTCGTTGGCGGCTCAATGATAAGCGCTAAAGGTCAGAAAGATGCAGCAAAAACACAAGCAAATAGCGCAGCGGCTGCTGAGCAAGGCTTGCAAGATCGTTTTGACTTCACCAATCAGTTAATGAATCCATTTTATCAGATGGGTGCAGGTAATATTGGTCAGCTAAACATGATGGCAAACCAAGACTTTAATCGTGAACAAATGCTTTCTGATTATTATGGTGGTGGTGAATACGCTATGATGAATGATCAAGCAATGCGTAACGTTAACGCTATGAATGAAGCTTCAGGAAATGTTGGTTCAAGCGCTGGAGGTAACGCATTAGCAGCAATTGCGCCGCAACTAGGTCAGAATTATCTAGGGACTATGTACGCACAAAACCAAGATAGATTTAATATGCTTAATTCTCTTGTTGGTGCTGGTCAGAATGCAGCAGCAATGCAGGGTAATAATGCAATGCAACTAGGATCGCAATCAGCAGGAATTCAGCAAAACCTTGGCAACAACCTAGCAGCAAGTCAAATGGCTCAAGCCAACAACATGGGCAACATGATTGGATCTCTAGGTGGTATTGCAATGAATGCTTATAACAACTATCAACCGTCACAACAATCAACAGGCGGCTCAATTAACCAATCAGGCGGTTACTGGGGCAATCCTATGGGGAGCTTTTAAATGATAAATTACAACTCAGTTAACCCGATGGATTCATTTTTTAATACTCTTGGTGGTTTGCAGCAATCAAGACAGAATCAAATGGTAATGGATAACCAAGTCGCTCAACAGCAAGCAGCACAGCAACAATTAGAACAGCAAGCTATGGCTATTAATACAGCTCAAGAGTTAATGCAAAACGGGACGCCTGATCAAATAGCTCAGTTTGGCATTGCTAACCCTGAAATAATGGAGCGAATTGTAAGCGCTGTTAACTGGAAAGATGACAAGCAAAAACAAGGTAGATTGAACTATGCAAAGCAAGTCGC